CAGAGATATAAATAGATTATATAATAACAATCTTTTTTATGGAAAATATTATCGATTTGATTGCAACTGATGCACCTGCTTCGGAAATTGCTGATACCATTAAGAGTCAACTTTTCGCAAAAGCTGCTCAAAGAGTGGAGATGGGTAGACCTGAAGTATCATCAGCATTATTTGGTGATGAAGTAGATGGAGATGGTATTGAAGGTGCAGAACTTGAAGTTGAACCTGATCAAGAACAATACGAGGATCAAGAATAATGGCAAGAACTTTATGTAAAGGTGCCGAGGCAGCCTGTCCAACAACAACTGGAGCTGCAACTAGTTTTTCTGGAGCAACTGTTGTTCGTTTAGTTAATACGCATAGTGGTAATCATCTTGTCACCGTGGTAGAAACTCAAAGTGGAACTGTAGTTGGATCTTTTACAATGCCAACAGGAACTGTAGAATATCTTGAAAAAAATCCCACCCAGTGTCTGTTTGCCGCAAATGCTGGTGTATTGGGTGCAAAAGTAGGATTTACCGCATAAACTAATGAAACTTATCACAGAAGAAATTTCACAAGTAGAAATCATCACTGAAGGCAGAGGTGATAATAAGAAGTTATACATTGAAGGTGTATTTCTTCAAGGTGAAATGAAAAACCGCAATGGGAGAATGTACCCCATTCAAACTCTCGCGAGGGAAGTTGGTCGTTACAATGACGCATTCGTCCAAAAGGGACGTGCTCTTGGAGAACTTGGACATCCTGATGGTCCCACTGTGAATCTGGATAGAGTTTCTCACAAGATTACTGAACTTAAGCAAGACGGTAATAATTTTATCGGTAAAGCACAAATACTTTCTACCCCGATGGGTAAAATTGCACAATCACTTTTAGGTGAAGGTGTAAAACTTGGCGTTTCTTCTCGTGGTGTTGGTTCACTCCAAACTACCAGTGAAGGATGTAAGATTGTTGGCGAAGATTTTCAGTTAGCAACTGCTGCTGACATCGTTGCCGACCCTTCCGCTCCAGATGCTTTTGTTAATGGAATTATGGAAGGAAGAGAGTGGGTGTGGGAAGGAGGAATCCTTCGCGAACAACTCGCTACTCAAACCAAGAAGAGAATTAACACTCTTGTTAGTCAAAAATCGCTTGAGGAGAACAAACTCCAATTGTGGAGCGATTTCCTCTCAAATCTTTAAATTATAAATACATATAGATTAATACTAAATCTAATAATCAAATGTCCGTTGGTAGCAATTTACAAGAAATGGAAAACGTAGTAACCAAAGGAGCTGCTAAAGCTGAGCCAATGCTTTCTTCTGGTATACCAGTTGAAGATCTCGGCGGTCCCTCTCCTGATAACTATCGTCCCGATGACGATAGCGCAAAACTCAAAGAACCCGCTGCAACTCTGAAACAAGTCAGAGATGTCGTCAATGCTAAAGCTGCGAAAGCAGAAGCAGTATCTGACGAAATCGAAGACGGTCAAGAGATTGTCAGCGAAGAAGAGACAGAAGAGGAGACAGAAATCGTCGCTGAATCTGAAGAGGAAACTGCTGAAGAAGTAGTTGCCGAAGAAGAAACCGTTGAATTCTCAGTTGAGGAAGACGTTGCCGCTCTCTTAGAGGGCGAAGAACTTTCCGAAGAGTTCCAGGAAAAAGCGAAGACCATCTTCGAATCTGCTATCAAGGCAAAACTTGGCGAGATCAAAGAAGAACTTGCCAATTCATACGAACAATCACTCGTAGAAGAAATTCAGTCTATCAGAGAAGGGTTGACCGAAAGAGTCGATGCTTTCCTTGAGTACGTTGCTGATGAGTGGATCCAAGAGAACCAACTCGCAGTTGAGCACGGACTCAAGACTGAAATGACCGAATCATTCCTGACTGGAATGAGAAGTCTTTTTGAAGATCATTATGTAACTATCCCTGAAGAAAAATATGATGTAATCGAGGGTATGGTAGATAAACTAGATGAAATGGAGTCTAAACTCAACGAGCAAATTGATCGCAATGTTGCTCTCAATAGTAGGTTAGCAGAATCCTCTTCTGACGTTATTTTCGCAGAAGTAACTGAAGGTCTTGCACTTTCACAAAAGGACAAACTCGCTTCTCTTGCTGAAAATGTTGGGTTTGAAAGTGAAGCAGACTATCGCGAGAAAATTGTAACTTTGAGAAAGTCTTACTTTCCAGAGCACAATACTCAAAGAGACCATACAGAAACAATCTCTGAAGGAACAGAAGCGGTTGAGCAGACATCTGTATCACCACTTATGGAATCCTATATGAATACTCTGAGAAGAGTCTCTAAAAATTGATTTTAATATCATAAATCAAACTAACTTTTTATAACAAGGTAAAAAACAAATGCAGATGTACAATCAAGAGTACCTGCAGGAGAAGTGGGCACCTCTACTCGACTATGATGGAATGAATCCTATTAAGGATTCCCACCGTAGAATGGTTACCGCAGTTCTTCTGGAGAACCAAGAAAAAGCACTTCGCGAAGAGAAGGAATTCCTCTCTGAAGCATCACCTACCAACTCAGTTGGTAACGGAGGATATACTTCCTCTGGTGGTCAAACCGTTGCTGGTTTCGACCCTGTTCTGATCTCCTTGATCAGACGCTCAATGCCTAACCTGGTCGCATATGACCTCGCAGGCGTTCAACCAATGAACGGTCCTACTGGACTGATCTTTGCAATGCGCTCCAAGTACGCTAATCAGAGTGGCGCAGAAGGACTGTTCAACGAAGCAGATACTTCCTTCGCATCACAGAACGATAGCGGCAACCTCACCAACGGTTTCACCGGCGGTTCGGTTGGTTTCGGTACTACTGGTGGTACTGGACTCTCGGGTGCAAACAACCCTGCAGCACTGAACCCTGAAGGTTCACAATCTGCTACCACATATCCTGTTGGACAGGGTATGCGTACAGACGACGCTGAAGCACTAGGAGACGCTGCTGGTAATCACTTCAACGAGATGGCATTCTCGATTGAGAAGGTCACCGTAACCGCGAAGTCCAGAGCGCTGAAAGCTGAGTATTCACTCGAACTGGCACAAGACCTCAAGGCAATCCACGGTCTGAACGCTGAAGCGGAATTGGCAAACATTCTCTCTACTGAGATTCTTGCTGAAATCAACCGCGAAGTTATCAGAACCATCTACAAGGTTGCTGAGTCTGGTGCACAAGTTAACACCGCTACCGCAGGTGCATTTGACCTTGACGTTGACAGCAACGGTCGTTGGTCTGTTGAGAAGTTCAAGGGTCTTATCTTCCAAATCGAGAGAGATGCAAACCGCATCGCCCAAAGAACTCGTAGAGGAAAAGGCAACATGATTCTGTGTTCCGCAGACGTTGCTTCCGCACTGACCATGGCTGGTGTACTTGATTACACCCCTGCACTCAATGCAAACCTGAACGTTGATGACACCGGCAACACCTTTGCTGGTATTCTTAACGGTAAGTACAGAGTTTACATCGACCCATATTCTGCAAACTCTACTGATGATCAGTACTATGTTGTCGGTTATAAAGGTTCTTCACCTTACGACGCAGGTATCTTCTACTGCCCATACGTTCCTCTTCAGATGGTTCGTGCAGTTGGTCAGGATAACTTCCAACCCAAGATTGGATTCAAGACTCGCTACGGCATCGTTGCGAACCCATTCTCACAAGGTACCACTCAAATCACAGGCGCTGGTCTGACCTCTAATAGCAACGTCTATTACCAGAGAGTCAAGGTTCAGAACTTGATGTGATCTAATTACGCAAAGCGTATGATTGGGAGGTCTTCGGACCTCCTTTTTTATTGTCAGATAAATAGAATTAAACTCTTGCGAAAATGAAACCAACTCCTAGAGAAACACAAGAAGCGCATCAGAACTATGAAAAGGTTGCTGAACATCTAATGTCAGAAGGTTATGCTGAAGATAAAGATGCTGCTGATAAAATTATTAGTGGTATGAGCGAAGAATGGTACAATCTGATTGTTGACTAATAATGACATCTTCATATGCAAATCAAATTCAGAACAGAAACTTTCTGTCTCCTGCAGGATTTAAGTT